AGGGACTTGATTTTATTAAATATGCTAATGGGCAACCAATGGGGTTGTTCCTCTCTTTTCCTATGTTTGAGCTCTTACATTACGTCATCTTAAAGACAGTAGTGGCTACGACAAATGCCTCTTTCTGTATTTGTGGTGACGATGTTGTAATTGCCTGCGATGAGAAAGACTCCCTAGATCTATTTAGTAGATACCAAATCCTAGTTGAAAGGTTTGGTGGAGTGATTTCTGAACTAAAGACTGTGAAATCAAAAGAATTCGCTGAAGGGGTTGGAGCTATTTTCCTAAAAGGATATCCAAAAGAGTTGCGGATACCTTCCGGGAAGCTTTCTGCCCTTGAAGCTGCATCGCCAGGATTCTGGCTCTACAATCAAATTCGTTCCTTGTCGCCTATTGGTCGAGCAATTCACTATTCCTGGTTAGAAACCAAGGAATGGAAGCAATACTCTTATTCCAATAGGAGGGCTCTGAATGAAAACATTGTACTTAGAGATTTAGATGATTGGCACGTCAGTTCTTTGAGGTCTTTAGCCGCTCACGAAGATTACCCATCAGTTTGGTACTCTTGGGAAGAGTCTCCTCCTGGTACTGGGATGAATAATCCTGTGTATCCAGAAGACTCGGACCTTCCGGATGAACCGTATGTTGACCGTCCTGGTCAAGATCCTGTTTTCCGGTTCCTATCTGAGGGCAAGTACCGTGAAGCATTGGTGAATCACAAAATTATCTCCCTTTATAAAGAAAGTAAGGAGGTTTTATGAAACCCAAAGAAGTAAAGTCCAAGAGGACTTATGCTCACGATGAACTGAACATCCTTCTCCTAAAAGAAGCTTTCGAACGAGATCTTTCTCTGTTCTCAACCTTGGTTCAGAAGAAAGAAGGCTTTTTCGAACAGCCAATGGTGAAACCCAATTGGACTTTCACAGTTGTGGTTGATCCAACAGGGAGTCGTGAACTGTTCATTAACGTGCCTCCGAAGAAGAAATGATTCTTACTTCAGATCTTAGGTCTAGAGACCACACTAGGTTTCACCCTAAAGTGATTCAATAGAAGGAATCTCGAAGATTACCCTACTCCTCATGGATATTGGGCAAGATCTGATGGAGGTTGAGACATAATCCGAATTGGACGATCCCA